GTCCGAGAGTCATTAGAAAATGTTGCTCGTTCTAATCGGGATGGAGCCGTTCGTGCGCATATAGCTTCTAAGCGCTGCGACCACTGCGTTCGGGTCTCCACCGTTGACGTTAATAGTGATGTTGTTGCCCATGTTCGGCATATTGCGCCCAGACAGAGGAATCACAGCCTCGGGGCCTGCCTCGCCGATCATCGCGAGAGTCGGGCCGGTAACGATGCCACCTTCAGCAAGCATTGGGATCCGAGGTATGTCTGGAGGGTTGATTGTCAATTTCGGCCCTGGACCTGGAGGGTCAATAGTGAACTCGAGCAGCTTGTTAATACGGTCGATGATCTGAGTGTTTACGACCGAAATGATGCCGTTCGCGAATGCTTTGCCGATCTCTAGACCGAACTTGCCGAGATCTGAGAACGCTCCTAGAACGGCAGTCACGAGAGATCTTGCTAACTCGAGAGCGAAACCTGCGAGTCCTTTGATTAGATCAGGCCCAATATCTACGAGCCATTTCAGCAGGGCTACTGAAAGTTTTGCTGTCGCTTTGATCAAGAGCGGTATGCCGTCGTTGATGATCCATTTGATCATGTCGCCGATGAAAGCGCCGAGAGCGGTGAGGGCTTCTGGCCCTGACTCTTTGATCCATGCTGTGAGCTTGTCTTTGAGCAGGGCTAGTTTTTCGCCGAGTAGTGGTAAGCCGTCGTTGACGATCCAGTTACCCATTTTAGTCAGAAGGTTCTTGAGCGCTTCGAGAGCGATCGGGATGCCTTCCTTGAGTTTGTCTCCGAGCAACTGAAGCACTCCGCCGAGACCTTTTTCGTCAAAGACTTTTGAGACAGTTTCAAAGGCTGGGATCAAAGTCGTAGTGGCGAAGCCGACGATCTTTTCAAACGCTGGGAGGAGTGCTGTGCCGAGTGTTTCGGATGCCTCACCAAAAGCGTTTTTCAGTCTGTCAAAGCGTCCGACCGCGCTATTAGAAAGTGCTTCCTGGCTTCCTCCAAAGTTTTCGTTCACAGCGTCCATCGCTGCAGCGAAGTCCTTGGACTTGATAATGCTCGCATCGAGTGGGACGCCCAGCTTCTTTAGCGCGCCCATCTGACCTAAAAACCCCTTGGCGAGCGCGGAAGTAGTTGCCTCGAGCGGCTTACCGGTCGCTGCACTAATATCCATCGCACTTTTGAGCAGGTCAAAGGCTTTAGTCGAGTTTCCTGTGGCTCTGACCAGTGTGCCGAGTCCGCTTCTCAGGTCGTCGTCGGCGACGCCAGTAGCCAAGGTCATTGAAGAAATGAGATCCTCAATAGAAGAGATCTGATCGTCAGTGGAGTTTGATGAGTTCTTGAGAGTCTTGGCTAGGACGGCTTGCCCTTGAGCATCTTCTGCAGCTGCTTTGACTGACGCGCCGAGACCTGCTGCTATTGCTGCTCCACCGATGGCTGCGAACTTAGCGACATTTTTGAATACTTTGGTGGCTGAACCGCCGAACCCTCCGATTGCTGAGTTGGCGAGGTCGATGCCTTTGCCGTTGAAGTCGGTAATGATCGGGATGTTGATAGCCATTAGCGCATTTCCTTCTCAACTTTGTCCATGACGTCCTCTACGAGTTTGACTATTCCGCGCTGCACGTCTGGAAGATGTTTGTCCGCTGTGGGCCACAAGATGAAACTTTTTTTGGCGCGTAGGTTCTTGTTGAATGTTTTGCCAGGGTTCGCTTTTCCTGCTACTTCAAAGATTGCGCCTGCTGGGTTCGCCTGCGTTATGTAGATGACACTTGAAGCGTTTTTGCGCGTAGAGGTTTTCAATTTGACGCCTGAGCGGACTTTGCTCACTGACCACGGCAACAACTCGCGCCCATTGTTAGTCCAGAGTTTCGCCATGCCAGAAAGAGGCATCTCTGGGTATTCGGATTTAGCGTCGGCGACAAGTGGCGCTGCAATGTTTTTGGCTTCACGATTGAAGTCTTTGCGATACTCAGGATCTATTTTCCGTAACGAGATGATTGCCTGCTTCGCGCCTTTGATCTCTGATTTCATTTCGATCATCGTTAATCCTTTCGGCGTCTATTAAGCACATCTATCACAGTGTTCAGATCTGTGTAAGTGAACTCGATGGATGGGGGCCAGTAGCCAGTCTCGACAAGTAACTCGGCGAGGCTGCGCCCTACTGATCCCCTTGTGTGGGGTTTGCTGACTCTGTTTCCAAGACTTCAAGGTTGACTAACTTTTTGAGAAAGTCATCCAGAATGACTGGAGGATTATGTCCTTGCTGTTTGGCTGCTTCGTGGGCGAGGTAGCCGAGCATCTCTATCGAGATACCGTTAGCGAGGTCGGACGCTTTGACTTTATATTTCCGCTCGAGCTGCACAAGATGAAAGAGATTAGTTTCGACAACGTAGTCTCCTTCTCCTGTATTGATCTTGATGGATAGTTTCATGGGGTTTCCTTTGCACGGTAAGGGATGGGATTAGGGGGTGATGTCGCGTACCCAGGTACCACCTGAGAACGAAACTTCCATCACTTGGAGTTCGCCCACGGTGTAGGTAATTGGGTAGTTAGCGATCATCGTGTTGGAAATTGTCCACTCTGGGTTATCAGCTGCGATAGCCCCTGAACCTTTTTTTACGACGATAGTTGTTTATCCAAGCCCGATCTGTCCGGCAATGACGCCTTCAACTTCTGATGCGCCGTATGACATATAAAGCGTGATTGTGCCTTCTACGGTCTGAAGGCCTGCAACCATGCGTTCGCCAGTATCGCCGAAAGCGGTGCTAGTGAGTGGGTTGTTGCCGAGAGTAAAACTAATGCTCGAGGCCTGATCGGTGAGATCAACGGTCGCAATTTTTAGCTCTGCCGGTTGTGATAAATAAGTTGTAGTTGCCATGATTTCTCCTATGGGTTTCTTGAGGTTCCCACACGAACGACTAGATCGTATGAGGGGATATCTTGTGATCCGATTGTCGTGACAGAAGGACTCCCCGAGATGAGAGAGATCGCGCTGTTCATGATCGTGTCGGCTGTGGTGATGAGGTAGTCACTAGCGTCGCTGTTGCCTGGGGGCGCTGCAAGGATCCTCACTCCGAAAGTAATTTCGGCGATGTTGCTGTTAAAGCAGGTGAACGTGGGTGGCTCGACAAATACAGTCATCGGTCTAGCGTTGCGTGCATCGGTGACAACTGCCAGCCCGAGTCCCGTGAGCGACGCTACAAGGGTGCTCTGGGCGCTTGCAAAGATGCCACTAGCACTCATGCGACTTGGCTCCGATTAACGCCTAGTAAGCGGTTGATTTGTCCCATCGAGCCGACTGTGCCTGGAATGTTCATTGCTTCAAAACTGGCGAACGAGTCAACGCTTCCGCGTTCACGATAAAGAGCTCCAGCGAGCATGATTGTCCCGAGTTTGACGTCCGCGCCTGGGACGGTAGTAAGCGAGTCAAAATAACCTGCTTCCTTACGTCGCCGAAACGCGAACGCGTTAGCTGCATCCGTGCATGAGCCAACGAAGGCTGTGTCGTTTGCGGTAGCGACACTAATTCCGAGCCAGGCGAGAACGTCGTTCGCGACGATCCATGTGCAGGTCTGAGTCCAAGTGAGCGTCCCAGTCGGGATAGCTGCACTACGTTCCAGATCTGTTCCGGCATCGTAGAAAATAATCTGGTTCCCGATGTAAACGTCGTAATCGAATAGCAGGTCGCCTTCGTCATCAACGCCTTCAAAATAATAAGGGTTGACGGCATAGACGGTATGAGTGCCGTTCAAACCGTGGCCTAAGCCTGCAAGAACGATGCTCTGACCGATGCCGATGTCCGTGTCCTCGAGGGTCTGCACCACGGCGTAGTCGTTTAGTCGCTGGTGGTGAGTGACTGCGAATACTGCCATGGTGCAAACTTTCTCGAGCGGACTTAGTGGATCAGACGAAAGCGGCTTTGATGGTTTTGCTGGTGTCGATGACCTTCGAGGCGAAGTAGCCACGGAAAGCAATTTGACGCGACAACTGAGAAGGCTGTTCGACGCTGATAGCGCCTTTTTGCTGTTCCCAGTTTTCGATTGCTGTCGGATCCATGATGAACATTCCAGCAGAGGTGATGTTGCGGTCAACGACAACGCGGAGACCGAAAGCAAAACCTGAGTCGCCACCTGGGCTGAGTGAACCGAAAGCGTTCATCGGGCCGACCTGTGGGAACAACGGACGATCTGCAGTATCGCTCAAACTGCCCATCAATTTCCAGACGTTTGGAGACACAGCAAGCACTGATGGCAAGTTGCCATTAGAGCCCGTGAGAATGTCTGCTGCTGCTGTGTACATCCACTCAACCCAGTAGGCAGGGTCAGCAATAGATGCGTTTGCGAAGTTGTTGGAGTTTGTGGTTCCTGTGTTCAACTCTGAGCAAGCGACAAGATCCGTGCGGTCGGCGTAAACGCGAGCCATGTCATCGAGCAAAGCGCCGAGGACTTCTGGTTGTGACCAGTCCATTGAGGCTTCGCTGATTTCAACGTAGCCCCCTTGAATTGTTTTTGTGATTTGCACGTCGTCAACTTGGAAAGCTGACGCTGTGATGGTCGTGTTTTGTGTAGCAGTTCCGATTGAGTTGTGGGTTGTTACAACTGGGCGGATAAAGATAGCGCCTGCTTGTGGCATTGCGCGAACGCCAGTTGCGTCGATGAGTGGGCGACGGCCTTGAAAGTTGTTGTAGATCGGAGCGACAATAGGAGTCGGGATAACGCCTGGGATGTCGCTGGTTACAACGTCGGGAGCAGCTGCTCGGATGTTGTCGTTCATTTGTGCAAAGTCGTGACCGCCACGAACGAAAGCTGCAATGTATTCAGAAGCCGATGGCAACTTGAACTCACGGCGAGCCTGTGCGTAGAGAAGTGGACTTGTGGGGGTTGTTGCCGACTCTGCTGACTCGGCCTTGATTGCTTCTGACACTGTTTCCTCCTCAGGGGTGTCTAGGGTTTCTTCTTCTATTTCGCTTTCCTCAGGATCGGCCGAGGCTGCGATTTCTGTGATTACTGCTTCCGAAAAAGCAGGAACCGCGACAAGTGAGAGCTCAATGAGCTGTGCTTTTGACACAACCATGACTCCTGCTTTGTCAAACTTGAATGAGACTGGGTTCGCGCCGACGCTTACCGAGTCATACGCGCCAGCCTTCAAAAGAGCGACCGCGTCTTTTGATGCGCGAGTGTCTGCCAGCGTTGCTTCAAACTCAAGGCCAGCGTCGGAGTCTGCGAGAGCGTTAACGACTCCGCGTAATTGGCTCATGTCGTGGTTCTCTAGAAGTTTTGCTGGTTTCTGAGTTAGGTCAAACGCGCCTCGTAGAAACTTGACGCGCTGACCTCCTGAGACAGTTGCAACAACATCCCAGGGGACGGCAATACCGGCGATACGCGCTGGGCGGTTCTCGTCGCCTGCCTCGGCGATGATGAGATCTAGATCGGCGTGAAAATGGATCATAATTACTCCAGATTATTCGTGGGTGAGAGTGGGTTGACTTCTGTTTCTTGCATGACTGGCTCTGCCATGTCTGGCGCGTAGAGACCAATGTATTCCTCGAGATCGAACTGGCAGTGGCGTCCTCGAGGAAGTACGTCGTCCATAGACAGCCGTTCCTCTATGGCGTGAAGCAATGGGCGCGCCCCAAAAAGGATCAAGTCTTGTCGAGCCTGCTGTGCGTTCGAGTAAGTCATTCCGCTCTGGTCAATGGCGAGCAGGTAGGCAGGAATGTCCATGAGGCGTGAGAGTTCTTTTGTTTGATACTCGCGTCCCTCTACGAGCTGTAGTTTGCTCGGGTCTTGGTCAAAAGATTGGAAAGTCACAAACTCATTGAGAGCGCCGATCGCATTGGAGCGACGATTAGCGGCCCAGGCTGCAGCCATCTCTCCGAGCTCTTCGCCTGACATAGGCTCTCCGCCTTTTTGCTGAAGATATCCTGCCGCGATTTCATTTGAGGCGAAGCGCTCTGCTGACTGATCCAGTTTGAGCGAGATCTGTATGGCGCGACGGCCCGAGTAAACGACGCCGAGGTTGCCGTTGAGGAACTGGATTACGTTGCTCGTGTCGAGTGGGAGACCGTTAAACTCAAGTTCTTCTGCTGGTCCGAACCACTCTGGGGGCTGATTTTGAGGACTTTGAACGAGGTTCGCTGGGAGCCATTGGAAAGTAGCAGGGAAGCCTGTGCTGTAGCGCGAAGTTACCGCCCAGAAAGCGCGACCGTAGAGGATGAGATCCTTCGCGGTTTTTGCCATGATGAAGTTGCGAGTGACCTTAGGGTCGGGCCGTGTCATCCATGACTCGCCCTCCACATAGATCTTCTCGTATTCTTCGCCGTTCCATTGAAGGACGTAGGACTTCATGTCGAGGGTTCCCACCACCGTCGACAGCAGCGAAACCGCGCGAGTGATGGTGGGTACAGATAGTGCAGCTTCTTCAAACGCCCCTACGGTGTAAGAATAAAACTGGCCTATCTGCGACGCGCCAGAAGCAGCTCCTAGTGGGGCGGAGTTATACGCTGGCGCGGTGATCTTTTTACCGAAGAGAGGCATTACCTGGAGTCTCTACCCAGCGTGTAACAAAAGCAAGCACCACGGCAAAAGATAGAAAGTGATCACCTACCGAAGGCGATAGCGGCTCTTGCCTTTTGAGTCGGCTTCGCTACGAGTGCAGCTGCAAAGATCATGCACCTCGCCATAGTGATCGGGCCGCTGCTCTTCTGGCTGCTGATCGTGTACCCAGACTGGGTCTTGACGCCGACCGCTCTGTTGACGTGCTCGAGGAGCATTTGCTCACCGGTATGCACAAGGCGTCCCTCGTTGATGAGCTGACGGATGGTGCTTGTGTGGGTGACAAGTTCGCCATAGCCGACGTCTATTTTTTTCTTGTCTAGATCCATCGGGGCCATCTGGAATAGCGAAGGCGTGGGCGCGATCTGTCGGCAAGTCTTGGCGGACTCGTGAACCTTTTCCCAGCAAGCGCCGAGGGTGTCTGTCACAAACTCGACAGTCACCGCGATCTGTCCTTCGTCGTTGAGCTGTGCGCGCACCCCACAGTAAAGGGACTCATCGATTGAACTGTCCACGCTTAACACGCCCCCCTCTGGCATTACGGAAGTCGTCAATTTGTCAAAGACCCCAGGGTTCAACCACGAGTTAGCGCTCGAGATCCACAAGTTCAAAGACGCTCTCATGAAGGCTGCTTTGTCCACCTGCTCGGACTCATCCACCAAGATCTCGGGATCCAAGGTGTAGCCGATCGCTGGGTTCGCCATCGCCCAATAGCCCTTCTCAACCATCGGGTCGACGCCTGGGGGAACGCTCCACTCGGCGAAGAAAAGTTTAGAGAACTTCTTTTCATCAATAGCGCGGAGCGCTTCCTCTCTGAGTTTGAGCATTGCGTGTGAGTCCTCTGTTCCAGCCGTGCTCCAGCACGACAGAAGCGGAGACTGCATTGCGCGTTGAGAAGGCAGAGCGCCATTGAAAAGAACGTCGGCGGAGATATTCCAGACTTCGTCGGCGACAATGTACGTCGGCGAGAAACCGTGGAACGCTTTCGGTGTTGCAGCTTGGACTAGCCAGCGCGACTCGTCCGGCATTACGACCTCATTGCGACCGTATGACCAGTAAGCCTTCGCGCCAAACTTTGCCTCGAGTAACGGAGCAAGTTGTTCAAAGATCTCCACAGCAAGATCCAACTGGTGAGCGGTAGAGATCACGAGGACGGGCTTGCGACGTCTCATCGGTTCTTTTACCAAGGCCCACAAGATGAAAGCTTTTAGCGCGACGGTTTTGCCGTTCTGCCGAGCGACCGAAACCAGAGAACGCCGACGGACTAGATCACCGTTCTCATCGTGCTCCAGTTGTCCTCGAAGTGCTAACAACTGCCACGGCATGAGATCAATGTTCATCACGTCATGCGCGAGAGCTGCAACTTCGTCTCCGTAACTGCCACATCCCAACAACCCAGACATCAGCCGAGGAGCAATAAGCCCAGGCCCAGGAGCATCAGACACCATCCGCCGAGATCCAGCGACTTCAGGAGCCTTCTCTGCTTTCTGGGATAGATGCATGGA